AGAAATTAAACCGCATGTTTGATGATGCTGACGAGCAACAGGAGTTAACAGTCAGATTGTCGGAGCTATTAAAGACTAAAAGTGAGGAGTACAATCAGTGCGAAAAAAGACAAGAGTCATTAATTCAAAGGCTTGCTGGAGACAGAGCGAAACGTATTTCGCAAAGGCAAGACAAAAATGCTTCAATCTTATCCTTGGTTGAAAGCTTTCAAAACGAAGAAGAGAGAAAGCTTATGGTGAAGATGGCAGATATGCAAAAGAAAGCCATCAAGGAAGAGGCAGACCATCTTGAGTCAATGAATGAATGGAAGTCTCGAATATTAGGTATATCTAAGGGTGATGTCATTTAAATGTAAAGTATGCGGAGAAGAATATGAAACTGAAAAGGGTTTGCATATTCATCTAAAGAAACATAAGATTGATTTAGCTACATATTATACAACTTACTACCCAAGGAACAATTTACTAACTGGAGAGCCTCTGCCATTCAAGAATAAAGAAGATTATTTTAATCACGACTTTACAACTCGCAGGCAAATGTTAAAATGGTGTGCAAGTGAATCTGAGGATAAGGTTGGACAGTATATAATTAAAAAATTAAAAGAAAGAATTGAAAATAAAAAACTAAAATATGCACCTAACCATTTAGAGCTTAAGATATCTCAGTTACCTGACATAGATACATACAAAAATATCTTTGGGTCTTACTCAAAAGCTTGCAGTAAGGCTGGAGTTAAGCCTTTATTTTCAAAACCCATAACTCCTAGATTCTTTAATGATGATGCAGAGTTTGAAGATTTAGAAATTATGATTGACACTAGAGAGCAGAAGCCTCTAATATTTAATTCGTCACAAGATTTAAAATTAGACTTCGGCGATTATACTGTCGCTGGAGAAGATTACAATTATACATATGTGGACAGGAAAGCTGAGCAAGACTTTAAAGGTACATTGTCTGGAGGGTTTGAGAGGTTTAAGCGTGAATTAGATAGAGTAAAACAATTTGAATCTTATTTATTTGTGGTTATAGAAAGTGATTTAAATAAAATTTATAAAAATAATATGTTCGGGCCTCATAAATCAAATTTAAAATTTGTATATCATAATATGAGAGTATTAACTCATGAATATAAGGATTATTGTCAATTTGTCTTCACTGGCAATAGAGCCAATTCACAATCCATAATACCTAAAATATTAACATTAGGAAAAAGTTTATGGGGCGTTGACTTGCAATACTATATAGATAGAGGAGAAATTTAACATGGCATGGAATCAGGGTAATCAAAACAGAAGAAAAAAGGAAGATATTAATAAAGAGATTTTTAATATAGAAGGTTTACTTGAAGAAGATGAAGCTAAAGAAAATTTATATAAATTCTTAAAAGACAATATAACATTTACTACCAACTTGGCTGCTGGAGTTGACTTGTTTCCTTTTCAGCACATGGCTATTAAAGCTATGTTTGAGACTGACTATTTTATGGGTGTATGGTCTCGTGGTATGTCTAAATCTTTCACGACAGGCATATATGCTTTCTTGGATGCGATACTCAATCAAGGTGTAGAGATAGGTATTCTCGCAGCATCATTCAGGCAATCAAAGCAAATATTTAAAAAGATTGAAGATATTGCTAGTAAGCCCGAAGCTAAAATGTTAGCTGATTGCATTACTAAAAAATCAAAGAGCAACGATGAGTGGTTGATGGAGATAGGTAGAAGCAGAATAAGGGCTCTGCCTTTAGGTGATGGATCTAAGCTTCGTGGTTTTAGGTTTCATCGAATTATTATTGATGAGTTTTTATTGATGCCAGAAAGGATTTACAATGAGGTTATTGTCCCTTTCCTTTCTGTCGTTGAAAACCCAACTCAGAGAGAAGATCTATACAACCTAGAAACAAAGTTAATAGATCAAGGTAAAATGAAAGAAGATGAAAGGTATGTTTGGCCAAACAATAAATTAATAATGCTATCTTCTGCTAGTTATAAATTTGAATATATGTATAAGTTGTATAGTCAATTTGAAGATTTAATAAAGAATCAAACAGATAAAGCTACTAGATGTATAATGCAGTTTTCTTATGATTGTGCTCCAAAGCAATTATACGATCAAAATCTCATTACTCAAGCCAAAGCTACAATGAGTCAGTCTCAGTTTGAGCGTGAGTTTGGAGCTTTATTTACAGATGATAGCTCTGGATACTTTAAGACTTCTAGGATGGCAGCTTGTACTGTTAAGGATGGGGAAGAGCCTCATGTAGAAATTAAGGGTAATCCAGAGGATGAATACATACTAGCCTTTGACCCTTCCTGGTCTGAAAGTGAAAGCAGTGATGACTTTGCAATGCATATATTGAAGTACCATAAAGACAGGGGCACTTCAACCTTAGTTCATTCCTACGCTATGTCTGGAACTCCTTTGAGAGATCACATCTTCTACTTTCATTATTTAATTAAGAATTTTAATATTATAGCAATAGTAGGAGATTACAATGGAGGGGTGCAATTTATTAATGCTGTAAATGAATCGCAATTATTTAAATCTCAAAATATTAAAATTAAGAGTATCGATGGAGAATTTGATAAAATGGATACATATAAGGATGAGTTAAGGGCAGCTAAAATTCAATACGATAAGAAAAATTATAAGTATTTAATATTGCGCAAGCCTACATCAGACTGGATACGGAGAGCTAACGAGTTACTCCAAGCAAACTTTGATCATAAAAAAATTTGGTTTGGGGCTAGAGCTGTAGATGATGCATATCATAAGCAGAGAGCTAAAAAAATACCCATAGATAAGCTTAAATTTTTAAGACTTTCTGATGATGAGCAAAAGCAAGCTGGTGCAGCAAAAATGATCGACTTCATAGAGCACCAGTACGATATGATAAATATGACTAAAAATCAATGTGCTTTAATTCAAATTACAACCTCACCGCAAGGAACTCAAACTTTTGGTCTACCTACGGAGTTAAGAAGGCAAACTGGTCCAGATAAGGCGAGGAAAGATTCCTATTCAGCTTTAGTGCTTGGAACCTGGATGGTGAAAGTATTACATGACATGCAGAACATTAAGGCCGATAATGTAGCAAGCACATTTCAGCCAATGTTTATAAGTTAACTTTTAACTTTTATAGACTTTTACTTTAACTTTGTGTATAATAGCTTGTGAGTAATAAAAGAAAATACAATAAAAAATCGGAATACTGGAATAAATTCAAGCAAGTACAGGGCGCACAATCAAAAGAGATGCCGAGCCTTCTCGATACATTACCTGAAACAGCTGGCGAAAGTTTTTACACCCAAGAAGCGATAGCTAATTCAGCTACTGTTTCAACAAATAGAAGAGTTGGTTATGATGGAACTACCACAAGCAGGAGAAACATAATCTCAAAAAAACCAAAGTCCGACAAGTATACTAATATAAGAAACGGATTACTTCCTTATGATTATTCTGCTGACGGAGTGAATGTCAGGGATGCAATTGAGTTGTGTCAAAAAGCTTATGCTAATATTTCAATTTTCAGAAATGCAATAGACATTATGGCTGAATTTTCAAATTCACCAATCTATTTAGAGGGAGATAATGAAAAGTCAAAAAAGTTCATTGATGGCTGGCTTAAGAAAATTAATATATGGAAAATAAAAGATCAGTATTTTCGCGAGTATTATAGGTCTGGAAATATATTTCTGTATAGAGTAGATGGTAAATTTAGCTCGGAAGATTTGCTGAAATTAAACTATGTATACGCATCACAAACCCTTAAGTCTGGGCAGCTGCCAGTTAAATATATGCTTCTTAATCCCTATGATATTGTCATAGAGAAAGCTACGTCGTTCCAGGATGGCATATATAAAAAAGTATTATCAGATTATGAGTTAGAGAAATTAAGAGACCCTAAGACTGAAGAAGATAAAAAAGTGTTTGAGTCACTGAACCCTGAGATGAAGAAAAAAGTTAAAGAGGGATCTTTTAATAGAGAGGGTATTAAGGTTGAGCTTGATTCACAAAAACTAATCTACTCATTTTACAAAAAACAGGACTATGAGCCATTTGCGGTGCCCTTTGGATTTCCCGTATTAGATGACTTAAACTGGAAAATAGAACTAAAAAAGATTGATCAAGCTATTTGCCGAACTGTTGAAAATGTTATTCTATTGATTACAATGGGGGCTGAGCCTGATAAGGGTGGAGTAAATCCAAACAATCTTAAGGCTATGCAAGAGCTATTTAAGAACGAAAGTGTAGGTCGAGCTTTAATTGCAGACTATACTACTAAAGCTCAGTTTGTCATACCAGATTTAAATAAAGTTTTAGGTGCAGAGAAGTATAAAATTGTCAACGAAGATATTAAAGAAGGATTGCAGAATATTATTGTTGGTAGCGAAAAGTTTTCCAACACCCAAGTCAAAGCAGAGATCTTCTTGGAAAGATTAAAAGAATCCAGGAATGCATTTTTAAATGACTTTCTTCAACCTCAAATTAAAGAAGTTTGCAGAAACATGGGTTTGAAAAGTTATCCAACCGCAAAATTTGAAGAAATTGATATCAAGGACGAAGTGCAATTCCATAGAGTTGTAACAAGATTGCTGGAAATTGGAATACTTACTCCAGAGCAAGGTATTAAGTCTATGCAAACTGGGCTATATCCAAATCCGAAAGATTTAAGCGGATCTCAAGAAGGGTATGTCGAAGAAAGAGAAAAAGGTTATTACAATCCTTTGGTCGGAGGCATACCAATGATTGAAAGTGTGCAGTCAGAAAAAGATAGACAACTACAAGAAGAACATATGGATCAACAACAAGAGCAAGTAACTAAGACAAATGAGAAAGAGAATCAAACTCCAAAAAGTGCAGGTCGCCCAGGCGGAACTTCTCAAATTCCTTTACAAGCTGCTGAAAAATATGGAAGGAAAAATATTCAAGAAGTTATATATAAAATTCAAGACCTGGAATCATATGCTTTCGAGAATTTTAAAAAACATAAAAGTTTAGATGAAATTAATGATGAGCAAAAATCATTAATCGGAAAGCTTTGCGAATCAGTTATATGTTCGAAAGAAAAAAATCAATGGAAACGCACAATGCTTGCTTGTATAAAAGACGTCAATAAGATAGGTAACCTTTCTACAATTCACGACATACTAGAAATAGGGGCAACCAATGAATTAACTGAATATCCTTCTGCTATATTATATCATAGCAAAAAAGTGTGATTTTAGTGTATAAACATATTTATGAGTTCTAAATTTAAATATACTACAAAATTTTCAAACACTATTCTTGCATCAGGAGGTATTGATTCTCCAGAGATAGGAATAAGTAAAGCTTCACTTGATTCCTTGAAAGATATCATTCCTGATGATGTTGACCTAGATAAGAATTTGGACCTCTTAGCTGTAGCATTTAATGGAGCTCTTGTTAATAAATTTAATAAAAATGGAGATGGCATTAACTCTCAGTCCGCTGTAGAGATATTAAATCAATTTAAGCACAAGCCTACAAATATTGAACATCAAAAACAAAAAGTTGTTGGTCATATTGTATCAGCTTCTTTTGCTAGCTTTCTTGACAATGAAATTATAACAGCTGAAGAAGCCGCCGAAATGGATCAGCCATTTAATATCGCGCTTGCTTCATTAATATATAAAACTGTAAATCCTCAATTTGCAAATCTTGTTGAGCAGTCAGTTGATCCTGAAAGTGAATTTTATCATCAAGTTTCAGCTAGCTGGGAAATCGGATTTAATGATTTTGTATTAGCTGTCGGAAGCGATAATTTGAGTGAAGCAGAGATTATTGAGGATGAAAAAATAATTGATGAATTAAAAGGTAACTTAAAAAGTTTCGGCGGAGAAGGCAAAATGAAAGACGGATCTCCTATACACCGCTTAATTAAAGGGCAAATCCTACCTCTGGGTATTGGCTTTACATCTAATCCAGCAGCAGATGTTAAAGGTTTGACTGTTAGTGCAAAACATCAAATAGAGGAAAAGTACGAAAAAACTAAAAAAAATATTTCACAAAACAACAATTCTAATGTAATTAACAAAAAAAGTACTATTATGGACAATAACGAAATTTTAAATAACTTAGTGTCAGCCCTCGAGGAGCAGACTTCTAGTAAGAAGTTTTCTGAAGAGGCTGTGGCAACCGTTTCTAAAATTATTAACGACGCTATTCTTGAGCGCAATGATTCTTTTGTGCAAGAGAAAGATAAGCTTGAGACTGAAAAAGCTGAACTGGCCAAGGCTGCAGAAGAAAATGCAGAAGAGGTTAAGCAGCTTCGCGAAGAACTCGAAACTGCAAAAGAGCGCGTTTCTGAATTAGAGCAAAGCCAAAAACAACAAGAGGCAGTCGCTCGTTTTGATTCGAGAATGTCTGTGGTAGAAGACATCTATGAACTTGATGACGAAAGTCGTAAGGTTGTAGCTAGTGAACTTAAGAACCTTGATGAATCTGAAGAAGCTTTTGCAGCTTTCCAAGAAAAACTTCAAGTAGTACTTAAACATCAGAACAAAGAATTTATCGCTCAACAGCAAGAAGAATTTAATTCAAAGCTTGCTGAGGCTGTAGAAAAAAGACTTGAAGAACTTAAGTCTGGCAGAGAAACTGAAGAAGAAGTAGTTGAAGAAGCTATTGATTCTGTAGAAGCAGAAGCAGAAGTTGTTGCTAATAACAACGCTGAATCTTCTGAAAAAGAGTTGTCTTTGAAAGATAAGTTCCAGAAAGCTTTTTCTGAAGACAATTTAACAATTAACTACTAAAATAAAGGAATAATTAAAAATGGCTATTAGACTATTACCGTTTAGAGATTACGATGAACATGATGTCGTAAACTTATTCAAAAGTGCTGGAAATCTTAGTGACTTTATTGATTTGTCTGACGCTGCAAAGCGTTCGACTCCTCAAGGAGATGCTGGAGTATTTGTAACTGTATCCGCAGGAGATCTTACAGGTGACTGGGATCCAGTAGACGTAACATCGAATCCAGCAAGTTTGCTTGGAAAAACTGATTACCCACATGTTGGACGTAACACTTACCCTCAAGCAGCTCTTAGTGTATCCCCAACCGCTGGAGTAACAACTGAAAGCTGCATTGGAGTAACTCTCCGTCAGACTGTTGCTCGTGATGAAAATGGAGAAAATCTTCTCTATAATCAAGTAAAGAAAGATGAACTTTTCGGAGTTCTTCCTGGCGAAGCGGTTCCCGTTCTGTCTAAAGGTTTAATTACTCTTTCAGCTGATGCTCTTACGGGAGCTGGTACAGCTGGCCAAGTGCTTCAAACCGCTGCAGACGGACAAGTTGAACCCGTTGATCGTGGTAGTGCAACCAATCAAGTCGTTGGTCAAATTCTTGCTGTCGGAGATCGTGATGACGAAGCTGGTTCACAAGGTGGAACTAATGTCTTCGGTAAATCTGGATTCCAAAAAGGCGCGTATTACATCGTCAAAATCGACTGTGCATAATTTTTAATAAAGAAAGGTAAAATTTAAAAAAATGAAAATTACATTAAAAAGAACAGAAGAACAAGTCGAGTTAGTAAAAGCTATGGCATCCAAGAATCGTGATGTCGCATACGAAGCTCAAGTTGCTCTAGCAGAATTTATTGGACCAGTTCTCGCAAAAGTTATTAATCAAGCTCCAACCTTGAGTAATCTTTTCTCAAACTTTCAATTTAGTGCGGATGAAAGTCCAAGTATTCCTATGGATCTTTACTATGACGTTACTGATGAAGATTATGTCACAGTATGGAGTCAAGCAGTGCCTGGAGGTCTTCCCACAAATACTGTAACACCTATCGGTGGTGAAATGAAATTCACAACCTATCGTCTTGATAGTGCTGTTGATTTTGATAAACGTTATGCTCAACGCTCCCGTATGGATGTTATTAGTAAATCTTTTACTCGTGTAGCTCAAGAAGTTCTACTTAAGCAAGAGCGCAATTCTGCAACTCTTATGCTTGGCGCTCTCGCAGAAGCTTCAAC